ACATGCACCGCGAAGTTGTGCGCGAAAAAGTGGCCACATGGCCCATTGCGTACAGCTGCCTGACGGACGACGAATACAAGTACACCATCGGGCTGTTTGCAGGCAAGGCAACGTTTCAGTTCACCCATCCCAAAGCCGGTTCTTCCACCGAGACAGAAACCACCACCTGCTACTGCAGCAAATACGGCATCGCCTGGCACAATGCCAAGACGAAACAGTGGAAGAATTTGAAGTTTAACATTATCGAATGCTGAGAAAGGGAGGAATGCCTTTGTATCAATCGGTTTTACGCCTGAAAGACGGCACTGAGCTGAAAGGCGGAGGGGCTGGCAGCACCCTTAAAGTTCTTACCCTGCACACTGCGGTGAACTCCGGGCAGGAATTTACCATCGGCTCTGCGTTTTCGGACTACATTGAAGCCGAAATCTGGGCGGACCCGGGCGGCAGCCTGCAAATTACTGCCGGGGACGCCCTGACGCTGTACCGGCAGGACGATGCCGGGAACCGCACCAAGGTGGGTGTTTTCTATGCTGAAAAGCCCACCCGCACCAAGCGCAACAGCTACAAGATCACGGCCTATGACAATATGTCCAAGCTGGATGCGGACTTCTCCGGCTGGCTGCGGGCCAATCAGGCACAGTTCCCCAAAACTATCTGGCAGCTGGTTCAGCTGGCCTGCCAGCGGGCAGGGGTTACGCTGGCCAGCAGCAGCCTGCCCATTAACGGCAGCTACAGCGTGCAGGCGTTCTACGCGGACGACCTGACCTGCCGCCAGATCATCTCCTGGGCGGCGGAAGCGGCAGGCTGCTACGCCCACATGAATGCAGACGGCAAGCTGCAATTCTTGACCTACACAGACAAGCGCAGCACTGCTAAAATCACCCCGGACGGTGCCAGCAACAGCACCGTCTATTATGCTGACAGCCTGAGCTACGAGGACTACACGGTCAAGGCCATTGAGAAAGTCCAGATCCGGCAGTCGGACAGTGACGTGGGGGTCATCTACCCCGACAGCACCACTGCCACCAACACCTATGCAGTGCAGGGCAACCTGCTGCTGACAACCGGCACCGAAGCCAACCTGAAAAGCATTGTCCAAAACCTGTACAACGTGCTGAAAAACGTGACCTACACCCCCTGCAAAGTATCGGTGCCCAGCAGTTCCGGCCTTGCCTGCGGGCAGATCGTGCACGTTAAGGACGCACGCGGGCGGGAGTTCGACACCTACCTGATGAGCGCCACAATCTCCTCCGGCAAGGCCAGCTTTGAGAGCGTAGGCAGCGCCAGCCGGGAAAGTTCCAGCGCCGTGAACAGCCAGAGCTACAAGAACCTGACCGGCAAAATGCTGGAGATCAAGACCAGCGTGGACGGCCTGGAAATAAAGGCCAGCGACCTGACCGGCAAGTACACTGACCTGAAAGCAACGGTGGACGGGCTTTCCTCTGAGGTGAAAAAAGACACCAAAATCACCGGCGGCGGCAACCTGATCCTGGGCAGTGAGAGCTTCAAGAACGCCAACTATGTCGGCATTGACAGTAGCGTGGCGTATGGCGATGATGGCAGCGCAACAATTACCAATGCGAACACAAGCCGCGGGTTCGAGTTCAACGCAGTTAGCGCTCATATCACCAAAGGCGTTACCCTATGTCTGTCCGTTATGTACAAACTCATTTCCGGCACCGATGCGCTGCGGCTTGGCATTGTGTTTACGAACGATGACGGACAACGTTACATTGCCTTCATAAAAACCGCTGACCAGCTCGAAATTAAGCAGACAAACGGCTGGGTGCTGCGGTATGGTACATGGACCCCCCGCGAAAACGGCGCTTTGAAAACTGTCGAGTTCGACAGCAATGGCAACTGCACCAACAAGTTTTCGCTGCTGCACCCCATGCTGCAATACGGCAACGCGCCCACCGCGTGGAACGCCAGCTCCGGCGACTATCTGACCCAGGAAAGCGCAAAAAGCCTGTTTTCCCAGACCGCTGACGAGATCAAAACCGAAGTCACCAAGTCAGTGACTGAAACGGTAACGGCCAACGTGAAGGACGCCGCTACCAGCGCTGCCAATGATGCCGTTGACACCAAATTGCAGAATTACGCCACCACAGCAACGGTGGAAAGCCTGAAAAAGGATGTCTCCAGCATCAGCCAAAAGGCGGATAGCATCAGCACCAAAGTCAGCAGTCTGGAAGAAACGACAACAACCATTTCAAACGACCTGGACAGCACAAAGCGGGAATTCAAAACCGTTAAAGAATCAGTATCCGCGATTGACCAGAAAGCCGACAGTATCACCCAGACCGTAACCCAGCGGATCACCGGCGGCAACAACATTATTGCAGGCACCGACGACTGGAACAATGCGACCCTGGATGCAGGCGGCAATGATCTGAGAAAAAAAGGAACATACACGATCAGCGGTGAATCTGTTCGCGTGACCAATAAAGCGCGGAACACCCGCTTCCACTTTGGTGCGGACAAAACGCTGGTGATTGCCAAGGGCATGACCTATTGTGCATCGGTACTGTACAAGCTCAACTCCGGCACGGACAGCCTGTTTTTGCAGTTCGAGACCAAATCCACCAGCGGAACAAAAGCCTACTACGGCAGTGCATTCAAAAACGCGAAGCAGGACATTGCGCTGGATAATGGCTGGAAGCTGCGCTGGGCGGCGTTCACGGCGACCGCGGACGGATATGCGGACGGCCTGTTTGTAAGCACAGCCAACGACAACGCCACCGTTACCAACGATCTGACCATCATGCACCCCATGGTGCAGATGGGCAACGCCCCCACTGCCTGGACGGCCAGCAGCGGCGACTATCTGACCGCCAACGAAACCAAAACCGAGATCAAGCAGACTGTGAACGAAATTAAGCTGACGGCCAGCACAAGCGGAACCAGCAGCACCATCAAGCTGACGGCAGGCGGAACAGAGATCACCAGCGCACAGATCAACCTATCCGGCGTGGTGACATTTTCGGATTTGAGTACCTGGAACCAGGATAAGACCATTATCAACGGCGGCAACATCACGACCGGGCAGCTGCATAACCTCAACTACACCACCGTGTACGACCTGGACAACGCCTGGATTCGCATGGGCACCGAGGCCGGTGAGCGCGTATTTTTGGACAACCGGCACATCGCATGGTATGCCACCATCAACACCGGCAGCATCGGCCTGACCGGCGTGCTGTACTCTGAGGCTGGCAGCTCCTACATTGGGGCGTGCAGCAAGTACGCCAAGTACGGCTGGGTTGACGGCCTTAACCCCACATCTTACGTTGGGATGCAGATCACCTACAACCGAAGCGATGACAGCGATGCCGATTTTAATACGACCCGCGTTGGCGTGAGCGGCAAGCTGAATGTACACAATCTGGACGTTTGGGGCGAAAAATCCCGCGTGGTGCCTACCAGCTTCGGCGCGCTGAAAATGGCCGCATTTGAGACGCCGGTGCCAGCCTTTGCGGACTGGGGCAAGGGCCAGTGCGGCCCCGAAGGTTGGTGCCTGATTGCCCTTGACCCGCGCTATGCGGAGACCATCGCCCAGCACGGGCAGCCCGCCTGGCTGCTGACGGACTGCGATGGCACCGGCCACCTGTGGGCCGAAAACTGCGGCCAGTATGCCATTATACACGGCGCACCAGGGCAGTGCTTTGCCTGGCTCTGCATGGCCGCCCAGCGCGGCTATGAGGGCAGCTATGCCGACCGCAGTGACAGCAGCTACCCTGCCGGTGATCCGGCAGGCATTGAGCTGGCCGCCAGCACCGCCGCCCGTGCGCAGGAGGCCGGCACCGATGCCGCAACCGAATTGTTGGAAATAGATACCGGAGCGGACGAAACCGCAGACATTCTTTTGGATGAATCGGAGAGATTAACATGAAGAAATTATCTGGCGTAGCGGTCGTTACGACCGCCGAAGGCGAACGCGTGAGCTACACATACATGGAACTGGACGACAACGGCAACATCACCAGCCAGAACAACCGGGGGTCTTTTGTGGCCCTTGATGAAGAGGTTCTGGCGGCCATTGCCACGCTGAAAAATGCCGTGAACGCGCGGCTGTAAAGGAGGATACCCCCCATGACTGACAACAAACGCATTAAAGAATGCAAACGCAAAGTTATTGCCGCAATTAACGAAGCAACGCTGCCGTTTGCCGTCACAGAGTTGATTTTGGAGAACGTTTTGAACGCCGTGCGTGAGAACATGGCGGCAGAGGAAATGGCAGCGGCGAACCAGCCGAACCAGGAGAAAAACGAATGAAACAGGGAACGCAATTTGTGCTGCCCGTGGAAATCGGCATGAGCCTGGACGAGATAAGCCGGATCGAATTTGTATTTAAGCAAAAAAATTATAATGGCTTCCCGGCTATCAAATCCAACGTCTGGCCGGATGACTGCACCCGGCAGGAAGGGCAGAACATCATCCTTATCCCCTGGACGCGGGCGGAGACATACAAATTCATGGGCGGCGAGACGCTGTACATGGACACCCGCATCACGTTGCGGGACAACGCTGACCAGCCGCAGACGGAAATTTTGGCGCTCAAAATGAGCCCGACCTTATTCCAGGAGGTTGATGGTGCATGATCCAGGTGCGAGTGGCCCAACAGCACGCCGTATCGGTGCGCATTACAGGCACCGCAGTGGTTAGCGCGCCGGAGTATGCAGGGCCATATGACATCACGCCGTTGCTCTCGGCGCAGACCCTGCCCACCGCAAAGCGGTTATTGCAGCAGAACATAACAATCAAAAAGATACCTCAGTACGAGGTAACCAACGATTCCAACGGTTACACACTGATTATAGGAGAGGAGTACTACAATGCCCAATAAATACGTAAACAAGGTTGTTATCGGCAAGGAAACGAAGCTTGACCTGACTGCCGATACCATTACCCCGGACAAGCTCGCAAAAGGTATCACAGCGCACGACAAGTCCGGCGCCCCTATTACCGGTACCAGCACGAAAGACGCGGATACCAGCGATGCTACCGCAGCTGTGGCGGAGGTTTTGAACGGGAAAACATTCTACGCGCGTGGCGCTAAAATGACCGGCACAATGCCCAACAACGGCGAAGTCAACGGTGAAATCAGCACCGTTTCTGGTAAGTACACCATTCCCATGGGCTTTCATGATGGCGCGGGCGGAGTGACTATCGCAGCGACCGAACAGGCCAAGCTGGTGCCCACAAATATCCGCGAGGGCGTTACGGTCCTGGGCGTGAAAGGCTCTATGAGCGGCAGCGAAGGTATGAAGCCGCAGGCCAAGAGCGTTACGCCGACCTTTGAGCAGCAGGTTGTGCTGCCCGACAAAGCGTATAACTGCCTGTCCCAAGTTACTGTGCAGGCGATCCCGGCCACATACGTTGATAATGCGGCTGGCGGCCAGACGTTGACGATCGGAGGCTGAGCATGGCCGTAAACAAGGTTGTTATCAATGATGAAGTCGTCCTCGACCTGACCGGCGATACGGTGCAGGCTGCCGACCTGCCGAAAGGGGTAATTGCCCACAGTGCCACAGGGGCCAAAGTCACCGGAACCACAAACTATGCCGGTTCCAGCAACGCAGGCGGCTCCGCAACGAGCGCCGAAAAACTAAATAACAGCCTGACCATCAAACTGAACGGAACCAGTCAGGGCGCATGGGACGGCAGCAGCGCAAAAACCATTGACATAACGGCAGCCAGCGTTGGCGCGACAAACGTTACGCTCAGAAGGTGGTGACAGTTGCATGGGTGTGTATTTAGGCAGCGATGCCGTTGACATGCAGGGCGGCTTTGTGACGGGTGGTGCCAGCGGCGTAAAATTGCAGAGCAAAACAGTTACCCCAAGTGAGAATACCCAAACCGTAAATCCTGACAGCAGTTACGACGCTTTAAGTTCCGTCACGGTGGAAGCCATATCGAACACGTATATCGGTAGCAGCGTAACCAAGAAAAGCGCCGCCACTTATACGCCGGGAACGAGTGACCAGAGCATTGCATCTGGGCAATACCTGAGCGGGACACAAACAATCAAGGGCGATGCAAACCTGGTGGCCGGGAACATTAAGAGCGGTGTGAGTATTTTTGGAGTTTCTGGTACTTACACGGGCAGCAGCAGTGGTGGAAGCGGAAGTGTGAGTTTACAAAGCAAAACTGTATCGCCAAGTGAAAGAACACAGACTGTAAAACCTGACAGCGGATACGGCGGATTGAGCCAGGTGACTGTAAATGCTATTTCGACTACATATGTGGGCAGTGGTGTGACCAAGAAAGCTGCTGCGACTTATACACCATCGACCAGTAACCAGACGATTGCCGCAAGCCAGTATTTAAGTGGTGCTCAAACCATTAAAGGTGATGCAAACCTTGTGGCCGGAAACATCAAAAGCGGTGTGAGCATTTTTGGCGTGACAGGAACTTATGCCGGCGGCGGGAGTTCCGGCGGCAGTGGCAATAACAATGTGGAGGCTTATGCCATTACGGACACCAACCCCAGCGTTAGTTTTAGGCGCACTGACGGGGCAATCAAGATTTGGGGCTACGGCACCATGACCAGTTCCGGCGGCTGGGGCCAGCAGACTACGAGCCTGATCGCGTTTGAGGGTGACAAGTACCACAAGAGCGCCATATACGGCGGCCCAAGCAGCACCAATCTGAGCCTAAGCATCAGCAACGGCAAACTCTCCGGCCTGCCGAGTGGACTGACGGCAATCAGCGCGATTGTAACGAGAGGTATATGATTATGGCCACTGATACAAAGCTGGACAGCCTGGTGATCAACTACCTGACGCAAGCCCAGTATAATAATGCTAAGCGTGAAGGAACGCTGAACAGCAACCAGATCTATATGACACCGGCCTCCTCCAGTACCTATACGCTTCCTGCCGCTACCAGTTCAACCCTGGGTGGTGTGAAGATTGGTAGCAATATTACGGTGAGCAACGGTACGATCAGCCTTAGCAAGACCAATGTGACCGCAGCGCTGGGATACACACCGCCAACAACCGACACCAAGTACACACTGCCGACAGGTAATGCTTCGACGTTGGGCGGTGTGAAATTGAGCGATTCGACCAGTTCAGCGAGTTCGACCAATGGTGGTATTGCGGCAACACCGGCGGCGGTGAAGGCGGCCATCGCGGAAGCAAAACTTGCAGCCTGGCCGATTGGCAGCATTTACATGAGCGTAAGCAGTACAAGCCCAGCGTCTTTGTTTGGCGGTACCTGGGAAAGAATTTCTGACTGCTTTTTGCTTGGCGCTTCTAGTAGTTTTCCCGCAGGTGCTACTGGGGGTGAATTCACCCATAAGCTTAAACAAAGCGAGCTACCGAATTATTCGTTGTCTGTGACGAACGGAAGCAACGTAATACGCTCCAAAACCGGAAACACTGCGGATGCGTATGTTCAGACACAATCAAGCGGCTGGGGTATTCCGAACTGGGAATCCAAAACCGTAACAGTCGCCTCCGGCGGTTCCGGGGAAGCCCACAACAACATGCCGCCCTATCTGGCGGTTAATATGTGGAAGAGAACAAAATAAGGAGAATAAAGATGCGGCTGAAAAATGGAGAAGTATGTTTTAGGTGGCCCCTGGCCCAGCACATTATCACCGCCGGCTGGCTCTACAATGATGGCAGCCTGCACCGGGCACTGGATTTCCGCGCGGCGGTGGGCACGCCGGTATACGCCGCAGAGGGTGGCACGGTGGAGACGGCCTACCGCTGGAACGGCAAGCGTACCCAGGGGGATATCAACAGCTACGGCAACATGGTCAAACTGCGCCATGCGGATTACCGCGGTGGCCGGCTGGAGACGCTGTACGCCCATCTGAGCAAACTCTGCGTGGCCCAGGGGGAGACGGTATACGAGGGCCAGCTGATCGGCTACAGCGGCGATACCGGCAACTGCTATGGAGCACACCCGCATTTTGAAGTGCGCTGGAAAGGCCAGCGCACCAACCCGCTGAACTGGCTGGACAACGATTTTAGCACGGCCAGCAGCGCGGTAAAATTGGGCAGCTACAGCAGCGTAAAAAACAACACAAAGGAAGTGAAGCGTATGTATTACGCAATCGATGTGTCGAAACACCAGGGCAGATTTGATTGGCAAGCCGCCTATAACAAGGGCATCCGCCATGCTATGCTGCGCGCCGGGTATGGCCGTTACAGCAGTCAGGTTGACCCGCAGTTTGAGCGCAACGCAGCGGAGTGTGCCCGCCTGGGCATCCAGTATGGCGTGTACTGGTACAGCTACGCCAGTACCCCCGCGGAAGCCCGCCAGGAGGCCCGCTGCTGCCTGGCCGCGATTAAGGGCAAGCATCTGTGCCTGCCGGTGGCGTATGATATCGAGTACGAGCCGTGCATCCTGCGCCTGACCAACGCGCAGCGCACGGCACTTGTACAGGCCTTTTTGTCGGAGATTGAGGCGGCTGGATACTACGGCATCCTGTATGCCAGCTGCGATTTTATCCGCAACCGGCTGGATTGCACCAAGCTGGGAAAATATGATATCTGGGTGGCCCAGTACGGCAGCGCCTGCACCTGCCCGCTGCCGTATGGCATCTGGCAGTATTCCAGCCGCAACGCGCTGGGCATCCCCGGCTACGGCACCAGCCTGGACTGCAACCGGGTCTATAAGGACTATGAGCAGCTGATGATCCAGGCGGGCCTGCAGGGCCACACCGCGCCCACACCGGAGGATACCACCCCCAACAAGCTGGACAAGCAACGGATTACCATTGGCCGTATCTCCAGCGGCGACCGCGCAACCATCCGCGCCCTGTGCGAGGGGCTGGGGCTTATCTCCGCCGGCCTGTACCGCGAAACCTGTGCAGCTGGCAACCAGTGGATGCTGGACGTTGGACCGGTATCCAGCGGCGACGCCTGGTACATCATGCGCAAGTGCGCAGAGCTGCAGCTGATTGATGCAGGGCTGTATAAGGCCGAGTATGTGGAGGGCTGACCGTGCTGGACTGGATCATCAGATACTGGGTGCAGTGGCTCTTCGGCTTGATCTGCGCCGCACTGCTGGCGGGATATCGCCGCCTGGCCAAGCGCGTGAAAGAGCAGGAAGAAGAGCGCAAAGCCATCAAGGCCGGACTTCTGGCTATCCTGCATGATCGCCTGTACGCCGAGTGCTCCCGCTGCCTTGCGCAGGGCAGCATCGACACGGATGCCATGCGGAATCTGGAATACCTCTACCGCAGCTACCATGCCCTGGGCGGCAACGGCACGGGTACAGAGCTGTACAACCGCGCTAAAGCCCTGCCGATCAGAAATGATTGAACACCTACACAACAAACACACAGGAGGAAAAATCATGGATTTTGCATCTTTTGGCGTCGCAAGCGTTGCCTGCATCACCGTCATCTGCTATCTGGCGGCAACGGCCATCAAGCAGACCCCGCTGGCCAACAAATGGTTGCCGTCCATCTGCGGCGCCCTTGGCGGCCTGCTGGGCCTGGCCGCCATGTACATCAACGTGCCGGACTTCCCGGCAGGCGACCCATTGACAGCGCTGGCCGTGGGCATTGTTTCCGGCCTGGCTGCGACCGGCGCGGATCAGGTTATCAAGCAGGCAAGCAAAGACAACTGACCAGCAAGTTAAATAATCCATAATTAAAGCGGCGGGCTTTTCCTCATTTCAGGGATTGCCCGCCGCTTATTTTTTATGCCTTTGTAGTCAAAATGTAGTCAGCCCAACATATAGTAAAAAGCGCGGCAAATGTTTTGCACATTCTACCGCGCTATTTCTGGTGCACCATCGGGGACTCGAACCCAGGACCCACTGATTAAGAGTCAGTTGCTCTACCAACTGAGCTAATGGTGCTTAATAAAGCAAACCCACGAACCGGGCTTTCCGCTCGGCCCGTGGGCTGCTTGCTTTTTAAGAGA